CAGCAAGTGATGCTCATGATGGTGTAATAGCCAGCAACGTGATTGAAGCCAGTATTACAGAAGGTGCAACAGCGAGTGACTTGCTAGATGCACTGTTGGTTGCAGCGGCAGATGCCAGTGAGGTTTTAACTGCTTTAGATGGGTATAGCAGCCAATTAATTGTCAATATAAGTCACGTAGAGGCTGCCACGGCTTCTGATTTGGTGGTGGTGATTGGCCAATTGCAACCAGGTACAAGCGAGATGAGTAGCAATCAATATCAAGCTACGATTACGCGCTCAGAGCATGGCGCTGTAATCTCAAATATTGAGTATGGCAAAACCATTATTAAGAAACGATTTAAGCAGGCCATAAAATGACAACAGAAACCTACGACATCGGTGACTTGCATCAAAGCAGTATTGTTTTTTATGCACTGGATGGCAGCACAAAAACAGATCCAACAAGTGTATTTTTCACACTGACAAAGCCTGATGGTTCTACATTGAGTTATGAATATGGCACTGATGCGGAACTGGTGCGTGATGCCATTGGTGAGTTCCATGTTGATTTGATTTACGACCAAAAAGGCCGTCATAAGCTGAAATGGCAAGGCACTGGCACGGTGACACTTGCTGAAACAATCGAAACCTATGTTGTGAGTGATTAACTATGTCTGTCATTGTAAAAACACCGCCTGCAACTGAGCCTGTAAGCTTACAACAGGCACTTGATCACCTTCGTGATCCGGCTGATGAAGATGCTTTGATTAGCGAGTTGATCAAAGTAGCGCGTGAGCATTGCGAGGGTTATCTTCAACGGCCTTTAATTACTCAGACTAAAACACTGTATGCAGATTGTTTTGATGGTGTGATTGAGTTATCTCCTAACCTGCAAGATGTCACAGAGATACGTTACATCGACACTGACGGAGTTCAGCAAGTGCTTGATACTGCTGAGTACACCACTGATATATTAACCATCGTAGGTGTTGTTTATCCTGAATATGGGAAAACATGGCCTGATACTCGCAATCAGCGTAATGCAGTTGAAATTGACTTTGAGTGTGGCTATGGCGTGGCGGCTGATGTGCCTAGCTCTATTCAATCTGCCATGTTGTTATTAATTGGTCATTTGTTTGTGAATCGTGAAAGTGTGATTGTTGGTGTCAATGCGATTGAAACACCAATGTCTGTTGGTTTGTTGTTACAACAATATCGCGTGATTTCATTCTAATGCGTGCGGGGCGATTAAAAGATCGGGTTGAGTTGCAAGCTGCAACAGAGTCGCGTGATGGTTATGGTGATTCTTCAAAAGTATGGGCTGCAATGGGTACACGTTGGGCAGGCATTGAGCCGCTTCACGGTAAAGAGTTTTTTGCATCAGAACAGTTAAACAGCGAAACCACAACAAAAATTGCAATGCGCTATGACAGCTTAACAAAGAGCCTCACTAGCAAACATCGAGTCAAAGACAAAGCAACTGGCTTAATCTACAACATTGTCGCGCCGCCTATTAACGTGCGCAATCAAAACAAAGATATCGAGTTAATGTGCAAGGTGGTTGAATAATGTCTGATTTTGGCGTGCAAATGGTAACCCCTGAAAAAATTAGGGCCGAGTTGAAGGGGTTTCAGACGGATATACAAACCAAGGCTGTTCGGGCGGGGTTGATTGAAGTCGCCAAGCCAATTACAAAAACCATGAAAAGCGGCTTTAGAAGCCGTTCTGGAGCATTGAAACGATCTATTGGGCGCTCAACTTTATCGAACTCAGCTAAGTCACGGCTGGGTATATCAGCAAAATCAACAGCTATGTTGATTGGCCCTAATCGCAAAGTGGGTGGGCGCAGGCAGTCGTTAAAGGCGGTACGTGTTGACCAAGGTACAAAACCACACATTATCAAGCCAAAAGACGACGGGGCTTTAATGTTTGGCGGCAAGCATTCTAAGTTGGTAAAGCATCCCGGTGCAAAAGCTGCAAATTTTATTGCCAATGCAATGCGAAAAAATGAAGGTTATACCAGCGCAAGATTTTATAAAGGTTTATCAAAGGCGTTAGCTAAATATGCTTGATTTATCAGTTTTTAAAACGGTGTTAGATGCCGTTCCATCACTTCAGCAGGTGATTATGCCTGCAAATCTTGATGTGCAAGGCGTTGATTCGGCTCAATTGTTGGTGTCATTAATGGAGCCAGCTGTTTTAAATCAGGTCTATCCCTTAGTGATTTCACAAGATGCGGGTTTAGCAATTGCTTATCAACAAGCATTTAGCAACCGGCAAGAGATAGACGGCTACACGCTGACACGTACTGATGGTTTTGTTGTCAAAATCATCAGTGAAGAAGAAGGTAGTTTTGCTAGTGTGGCAGCGGCAAGCGATACCTTACGTGATACGTTTGTTAACTACACCAGTGCAGGCCAAGCCGGTAGCATCGAGATAACTGATCAAGCTGATGACTACGATGAAACAACAGCCCGTTTTCAACGCTTGTTAGAGGTTGAGGTGACACATTTGGCCCAGCCCTCACAAGGGTTGCCTGCAGCATTTATTTATACCTTAAATGAGCAAGCGCAAGATAACCCAGTAATGGGCGGCGGCGTATCTCAAAGCTTAACAACTAGCTTTGCGGTCACATTGGTTATGAATATGCCCGCAACAGGCGTTAGCGGCATTAAATCGGTACGTGATGATGTATATCAAGCCTTAGCTGGGCAAACATCTAATAGTGGCCCTGTTGAGTTGGTAGGGGGTGACATTGTGAATGTGATCGGTGGTGTCATTGTGTGGCGTGATGTATTTAAAGCACAACAATATATTTCAAATTAAAGGTGATTTATGACAGCTAAAGCAGCAAAAACAACGCAGTCTGATGTGTTGATCAAGGTAATCAATAAACAGACAGGTGTGAAGTCTGTGGGTGATTATAAAGTTGGTACGGTTTATTCAGTCAGTCCCGAAGAAGCTGAACGTCTTACCACGAACAAGGGGTTTGTCTTGGCAGTTGAGGCAGACGAAGTTAAAAAACCAGAAGTAACACAGGAGCAATAATATGTCGTTAGTAGTTGGACAAAGTAAACGCCTAACATTTTTTGAAGAAGATCCGGGCACACCTGGTCAAGCCCCTGCTAGTCCTGATGGCAAGGTGATTCCATTTTCAAATAATGGCTTAAACCATTCACGTTCTAAAAACCAAAGCAATATTATTACAGGCAACCGTGGCAAACCGAAATCAACGCTAAGTAATATTGATGCCGGTGGCAATGTGGTGACAGAAATAGCCCCTGAATGGGTCGGCTATTTATTTAAACATTTGCTTGGCAATGTGGTAACAACGGGTGCAGATCCATACACACATACATTTACCCCGGTAGATGTTGACACCGATTTACCGACTTCAATGTTAGAAGATGATCACGGTGGCGCAATCACAACAGGGCGTTATGATTGGTATAACGGTTGTGTGTTAAAAGAGTTGGCAATTGAAGTTGATAGCAATAACGTTAGTATCACGCCTGTCTTTGTATGCCGCACGCATAGTGAATCTGATACTCCCCTTGATGCAACCCCAACTGATTTAGGTCATACCGCCTTTTCTGGTTTTGAAGCCAGCATTAAAGAGGGTGGTACATTGGTTGCTGATCGTATCAAGTCAATGTCATTAACGATCAGTAATGATACTGATGATCAAATCGGTTATGTTCTTAGTAATGGGGGTGCACGCTCAGTTATCCCTAAAGGTGCGCTGATGGTGTCGGGTTCAATTAAGGCTTTGTTTATGGATAAAAGCCTGTTAACCAAAGCGAAAAACAACACTGATTCAAGCTTAGAATTAATATTAAGTCGTGGCACAGGTGATGGTAGTGCTGGCAACGAATCTATCAGTATTTCACTGCCTAATTTGACATACAACGAAACGGGGGCGCCCACACCTGGTTCGCAAGGTGTTGAGATTAGTCTTGATTTTGAAACGCACCGTGACGCAACAAGTGAAGGTGTAGAGATTGTGTTGAAAAATCAGCTAGCAACGCTGTAAATATTTATTTGTTTTTTTATTCATAGGCCGCGAAAGCGGTTTTTTTATGCCCCGCGATTATGCGGGGCCATCTGAAAGGGTTTTTATTATGGGACTTAAATTAGCAACGCCTGATGCGGTTTGGTGTGATGTTGAAGTTGATCGTTTAGATCTAGATGGTGAAGGCGGTACAAATAAAAAACATTGCCGCGTTAAATTTAGCTTAATTTCGCGTGATCAATATTTTGAAGATAGTAAAAAAGATAAGCCACTATCTGAGTATGTTAAAGACTGGCAATTAAAAGATGATGATGGTGTTGACATTAAATACAACAAGAAGAATCTTGAAGATGTTTTGGCTATTGGCTCATATATGAACGCCTTTCGCAATGCATTTGCTCGCTTGGTTATGGAGCATAGAACAAAAAACTAGAAGAAGTCATTCGTTATGTTTTAACGAATGGCGATCAACTTGAGTACTGCAGGGAATACTGCCCTGCAGGGGGCTGCAAATCTTGCCCAGCCCCTTCTTTGTATGAGTCAAATGTTGAGTCATACAACTTATTTATGAACAGTATCACGTAGTTTCGATACAATATAGACCGCCCAACCGGGCTTGATTACCAGGCATTAAAAATCGTAGCAGATATCATGAATATTCAATTAACACCTGACGTGTTGAGTGATATTCGTGTGATGGAATCTGTCTTTATTGAAGTAAAAATACCAAAGGCTAACCATGGCTAAAAACTTTAAAACCGGCATCATCGTTACTGGTGATGCAAAGGGTGCTGTGTCTGCTGTTCAAGCAACAGAGTCACAGATAAAAAAGTTAAACTCAAGCGCCAAAAAGTCCAGCAAAAGCATCTCTGGTTTAGGTAAATCGCTTGCGGGCATGGCAGCAAGTGCGGTTTCTGTTGCAGGTATTAAAAAGTCAATTGACGCTTACGCCAAGCAAGAGCAAGCAATTTTTCAACTAGAAGCACGTTTGAAG